ATGGTCCCCCAGGATTACCTGGATCATCTGGTACGAGTGGCACATCAGGTTCAAGTGGCTCAAGCGGAACATTTGGAACATCCGGAACGTCGGGTATAAGTGGATCAAGTGGATCAAGTGGAACATCTGGAACATCTGGAACGTCTGGAACGTCTGGAACGTCTGGAACGTCTGGAACGTCTGGATCATCAGGGGTTGGAACATCCGGAACATCCGGAACATCTGGAGAACAAGGAATTGATGGACCCCCAGGATTACCCGGATCGTCTGGCACATCAGGTTCAAGCGGTTCAAGTGGAACATTTGGAACATCCGGAACATCCGGAACATCCGGAACATCTGGAACATCTGGAACATCTGGTTCTTCAGGCTCATCCGGAACAAGTGGTTCTTCAGGATCATATGGAACATCCGGAACATCCGGATCATCAGGTTCATCAGGAGTTGGAACGTCTGGAACATCTGGAGAACAAGGAATTGATGGACCACCAGGATTACCGGGATCATCTGGTACGAGTGGAACATCAGGATCGTCTGGAACTTCTGGTCAAGATGGAACAAATTTTGGAACATCCGGAACATCTGGAACATCAGGATCAAGTGGATCTTCAGGAACATCAGGAACATCTGGAACATCTGGAACAAGAGGAACATCTGGAACGTCTGGTTCTAGCGGATCTTCAGGTACAAGTGGAACATCCGGTTCATCAGGATCAAGTGGAACATCGGGTACAAGTGGTTCGTCAGGTAGTTCTGGAACATCTGGAATTACAACTGATTTTGTAACAAATACTTGTGATGTTTGGGCAAGTGTACCCATAGTACTATGTATTGCGACATTAACACAAGCCGAATATAATGCAATTGGAATAAAAGATCCAAATACGCTTTATGTTATTGTAGGCTAATTTATATATTACTTATATATGTCAGGAGATTTTTTATTAGGAACAGATTATCCTCCATCAATATATATGGGAACAACAGGAGTAACAAACATCTGGTTCTCCAATACTATTGTATGGCCCAGAACTCCAACGCCAACACAAACACAAACGCCATCAGTAACACCAACAATAACGCCATCACTATCAATATCACCAACTCCATTCTTATCTCCATCAATAACGCCAACAACAACTCCAACAACGACTCCATCATTATCCATATCAGCAACACCAACGGTAACTCCATCACTATCAATCTCGGCAACACCATCATTATCAATATCAAAAACACCAACAATAACGCCATCGTTATCGATATCAGTAACGCCATCAATAACGCCAACCATAACGTTATCGTTATCAATATCAGCAACGCCATCATTATCTATATCAGAAACTCCCTCAATAACTCCAACGATAACGCCGTCATTAAGCATATCTGCAACGCCATCATTAAGTATATCTGCAACGCCAACAGTAACGCCGTCATTGAGTATATCTGCAACGCCATCATTATCAATATCAGCAACACCGTCAATGACGCCAACAATAACGCCATCATTATCAATTTCTGCAACTCCATCTTTATCGATATCAGCAACGCCATCAACAACTCCAACAGTTACGCCAATAGTAACGCCATCATTAAGTATATCTGCAACGCCATCATTATCTATATCAGAAACTCCAACAATAACACCATCATTATCAATTTCCGCAACGCCATCTTTATCAATATCAGAGACGCCATCGATGACGCCAACGGTAACGCCATCATTAAGCATATCTGCAACGCCATCATTAAGCATATCTGCAACGCCATCGATGACGCCAACGGTAACGCCATCATTAAGTATATCTGCAACGCCATCATTATCAATTTCTGCAACGCCATCAATAACCCCAACAATAACGCCATCATTATCAATTTCTGCAACACCATCCTTGTCAATATCATCAACACCAACGATAACACCATCATTAAGTATATCTGCAACGCCATCATTATCTATATCAGAAACCCCATCAATAACACCAACAGTAACGCCATCATTAAGCATATCTGCAACACCATCATTATCAATATCTACAACACCAACTATAACACCATCGTTAAGCATATCGGTAACGCCATCTTTAAGTATATCTGCAACGCCAACCGTAACGCCGTCATTAAGTATATCTGCAACACCATCTTTGTCGATATCAGCAACCCCATCAACAACTCCAACAGTAACGCCATCATTAAGTATATCTGCAACTCCATCCTTGTCAATATCAACAACTCCATCAATAACACCAACTGTAACGTCATCATTATCAATATCTGCAACGCCATCATTATCAATATCTGCAACGCCATCAATAACACCAACAATAACGCCATCATTAAGTATATCTGCAACGCCATCATTATCTATATCAGAAACCCCATCAATAACGCCAACTGTAACGCCATCATTAAGTATATCCGCAACGCCATCATTATCTATATCAGCAACACCATCAATGACACCAACCGTAACACCGTCGTTATCGATTTCCGCAACGCCATCGTTATCTATATCAGCAACACCATCAATGACACCAACTGTGACGCCATCATTATCAATTTCAGAGACGCCATCATTATCTATTTCTGCAACACCATCAATGACCCCAACAGTAACGCCATCACTATCAATATCAGCGACGCCATTTTTATCTCCATCAGTAACACCAACAACAACTCCATCACTATCAATTTCTGCAACACCATCATTAAGTATATCCACAACTCCAACAATAACGCCATCATTATCAATTTCAGCAACACCATCATTAAGTATATCTGCAACGCCATCATTATCAGTATCGGCAACACCGTCAATAACTCCAACAGTAACGCCATCATTAAGTATATCTGCAACACCATCATTAAGTATATCTGCAACGCCATCAATAACTCCAACAGTAACGCCATCATTAAGTATATCCGCAACGCCATCATTATCTATATCGGAAACTCCATCAACAACTCCAACAATAACTGTATCAAATACGGTAACGCCATCTATGACACCAAGCCCAGCCGCTCCATTTTCAAGCGGATTAGAGGTTTGTTGGAATTTTGATGAAGCGAGCGGTATTTTTTATGATAGTACTGCAACTCATGACCTAACAACAACAAATAATGTAGAATATCAAAAATCGGGTATACTTAATTTTAGTGCCAGATTTAACGATAACACGTCATACGCATATGGAGATACTGGATTAAATTTAACAACATTATCAATATCTACATGGGTTAATGTTACTGGCACCACAGTAAATAGTGAAAGAATAATATATAGTAAAGTTGGAAGTTATTTAGCAAATAAAGGTGGAGTTAAATTATTAGTTACAGATACTGGATATGTTCAATTTCAAACTTGGAGTGGAAACACTGACACCGTTATACAATCTGACATCACAATAAATGACGGAAATTGGCATCATATTGTTATCACATATGATTATTCCACAAGTACTGCTCATCTTTATATAGACGGATCTGAAGACACTAGTAGTCCGCATATAATGTCAGTAAAACCATATTATGGAGCTGGCGATGCTAATATAACGATAGGTAACCAATACACTCTTACCGATAGCGCTCTTTACGGCTTTCTTGACGCCACGGCTGTATGGAGTAGAGTATTAACCATTGCCGATGTTGATGCTTTATGGAATAACGGAAATGGAGTTGCTTGTGGAGTAAGAGCAACACCAACACCAACAGTAACGCCATCATTATCAATATCCGCAACGCCATCATTATCAATATCCGCAACGCCATCAATGACGCCAACAATAACGCCGTCATTATCAATATCCGCAACGCCGTCATTATCAATCTCAACAACGCCAACAATAACGCCAACGGTTACCCCATCGTTAAGTATATCAGCAACACCATCCTTATCGATATCAGCAACACCATCAATGACGCCAACCAGAACTCCAAGTTTATCAATATCCGCAACGCCATCATTATCGATTTCTACAACACCATCAATAACGCCAACTGTTACACCATCATTAAGTATATCTGCAACTCCATCGTTATCAATATCTAAAACACCAACAGTAACGCCATCATTAAGTATTTCAGCAACACCATCCTTATCAATATCAGCAACGCCGACAATAACGCCAACTACTACACCATCATTAAGCATATCAGCAACACCATCATTGTCAATATCATCAACTCCATCGATAACGCCAACCAAAACCCCGTCATTATCAATATCTAAAACGCCAACTCCTACTCCTTCAGTTCAATTTCCATCATCTGGATTAATTTCATATTGGAATTTTGAAGAAGCTTCAGGGGTTGTTGTTGATTGTGTTAGTCATTATTCAGGTGTAACGACATCAGTAACATACAGCGCAGCAGGAATAGTTAATCATTGTCTTAGTTATAATGGAACAACATCAAAAGTAACAGTAGGTTCTGGCGGAACAGGATTTCCAAAACCAACAACAGCATTTTCACTATCTTTCTGGATTAAAACAACAGATGCAACCAGCAATAAAAAGATTGTTTTTGCTAATAGCTTTAATTACGGATTTATCTTATATTATGCGGGAGCAGGAACAGGCTTAGTATCTCTTTTAATTGGTGATGGAACGAATACCATAGAAGCGATATGTACTACAAGAGTAGACACAGGTAACTGGACACATGTTGTTTTTACATTTAACGGTACGGACTTTCTTGGATTTGTAAATAATTCTCAATGTGCCACAGAAACTTGGGCTTACGATGTTGCTTGGACAGATGTTGATGATTGGACATTTATGGCCAATAATTATGGATCAGGATTTGTTGTTGGTTCTTTAGATGAATTTGGCGTGTGGAACCGTGCATTAACAACCACAGAAATTTCAATAATTTATAAGGGTGGAAGTGGATTTGGATATGATTGTGGTGTATCACCAACACCAAGTCCAACACCTACTAGAACCCCATCATTGTCAATATCAGCAACGCCATCAATGACGCCAACCAGAACACCATCGCTATCAATATCTGCAACATCTTCTCTACCAGCAGGAAGCGCACTTCCAACGCCATCAATAACGCCGACCACAACTCCGTCACTATCAATATCACCAACCAGAACTCCGTCACTATCAATATCTAAAACGCCATCAATAACACCAACTAGAACTCCATCACTATCATTACCTTTTGGCGGTAACATATACTATGTCGCGACTGACGGACTTAACACCAATCCAGGTACATTTGCAGAACCATGGGCCACTTGGGAATATGGATTTAATCAAATTTCAGCGGGAGATCTCTTATATATAAGGGGTGGTACATATACTCCAACAAGTTATGTTACAGTATCATCAAGGAATTGTGCAGTGGCAGTTAGTGGTAAAGATGGTTCTTCTGGTAGTAAATATCAGGTGTTTGCTTATCCTGATGAAACGCCAATTTTAGATTGCAGAAATGTAACCGGAAGTAATGAAAGAATAGGTATATTAATTGTCGATTGTAGTTATTGGTATTTAAAAGGATTAGAAATAACAAGAGTAGATCAGCCAGTAGCTGGGGGCGTTGGCGGTCAAGGTATTTTTATCTGGGGAATTAATGCTGCAGAACATAATACAATAGAAAATTGTAAAGCATATGTTAATGGTGGCCCCGGAATGGGTACTAGAGACTGGGTTAACGAAACTCTTTTCTTGAATTGTGATTGTTATGATAACTGGGATGCATATTCAGATACGCCTGGCGGTAATTCAGATGGTTTTGATGTTGGATATTCTAACGATATTATAAGATTCACAGGATGTAGAGTATGGCATAATGGTGATGACGGGTTTGATATGTATTGTCCTAGTGGCTGGGATAGTACTGTTTATCTAACTAATTGTTGGGCATGGCATCAAGGATATGCCCCAGATGAAAGTGGAGGTGGTGACGGTGGTGGTTTTAAATTAGGTACAGGTACAGGACTTCAATCTGATGGTATTATAAGACGATATCTATATAATTGTATTGCATATGATAACTTAGCTAACGGTTTTGATCAGAATTCCGGTAATATGAAAACAGTTATATATAACAGTATTGCTTATGCAAACGGAACAAGAGGTTATGATTTTCATTGGGAAAATCAATATGATGTTTTTATAAATAACACAAGTTATGACAATGGCTCTGCTGATGCATTTCTTTCAAATACGACTCAAACTACCAATAGCTGGCAAAATGGTATAACGGTTACCGATGCTGATTTTGTAAGTGTGGTTTCTCAGCTTTCATCAACCAGAGAATCAGATGGATCATTACCATTAATGACTTTCCTTCATCTTGTTTCAGGATCCGATTTAAAATATGCTGGTACAGTAGTTGCCGGATTAGTTTATGATGGAGATGGCGCACTATATAACGATCCACCATCTATAGGCCCATTTGAATATGGCGTAAACATTACGCCATCGATGACGCCAACTAGAACTCCGTCATTGTCAATACCTGTAACGCCATCATTGACTCCAACTAGAACTCCGTCATTGTCAATACCTGTAACGCCATCAATAACGCCGACTAGAACCCCATCATTATCAATAACATCATCAATAACGCCAACTGTAACACCATCGTTATCGACATCAAAAACACCAACGGTTACACCGTCACTATCAATTTCAGCAACCCCATCATTATCAATATCAAAAACACCAACTAGAACTCCCTCATTATCGATATCTAAAACTCCATCAATAACGCCAAGTACAGCTGGCGATCCATTTTCAGGAGCATTAGAAGCTTGTTGGAATTTTGAAGAAGCAAGTGGTACTATTTATGATAGCACAACAAATAATCATGATTTAACAACAGCAAGTTATGTGAGTTATCATCAAGCAGGTAAAGTCGGTAGTTATTGTGTTGGATTTAGTAATAGTGCCGGTTATTTGCAAGGAGACACAGGACTAGATCTTACAACAATAACATTATCTTTTTGGATTAAGTTTATTGGTACAGGTAATGTGGCGTGTACAATATATAATAAAACCGATCCAGCTAACTCTAAAGGGGGTGTTAGGATGGATGCTGGTGCTAGTGGAGTTGTATCGTTTACAACTATTACTACTGGAGGTGATAACAATACTATTAGTTCTGATTCTGCATTAAATGATGAAAATTGGCACCATATTGTTGCATCTTATAACGATGCAACTCAGGAAGCTAATTTATATGTTGATAATGTGGGTGTTAATGCAAATCCGCAGATTTTTACAAATCGTCCTGATTATGGCGTGGGTGGCGTTAATATACAAATAGGTGGTGACCCTTCCGTTCCGGATGCTATTCCAGGATATATAGATGCATTCGGTATATGGAGTGCAGCATTAAATGCAACTGATGTTGCAACATTATGGAATGGAGGAAGCGGACTTGTTTGTTCTGTACCTGATGTAACTCCATCACCAACTAGAACACCATCATTGTCAATAACAAAAACGCCATCGTTGTCAATATCTAAAACACCATCATTATCTCCGCCAGCCCCGACGCCATCATTGTCAATATCAGCAACGCCATCATTGTCAATATCTAAAACGCCATCATCATCTCCGCCAGCACCGACGCCATCATTGTCAATATCAGCAACACCATCGTTGTCGATATCTAAAACGCCATCATCATCTCCACCAGCGCCAACGCCATCATTGTCAATATCTAAAACGCCATCAATAACGCCAAGTAGAACGCCATCGATAACTTCAACGCAACCAAGTAGTGAATATAGTTTTTATCTAACATCATATGCTTCAGCGGCATTAGCTTGTGGTGATGCGCCATCGCCAAACGGCACAAAATGGTTACCTGTTGGCCATCCTGTACCAGTAATTGGTGATACATTTTACAATGATGCCGCTTGCACAACGCCATTTGCTGGTGATAATGGTTATTATTATGTTAGAACACCGGCCAGTGGAGAATACGCAATAAAAGTAGCAGTTAATGGTGTTGCTGCTGATGTTTCGGATTGTACTTATCCAACACCAACTCCAACAAGAACACAAACTCCATCAAGAACGCCGACACCATCATTGTCAATATCTAGAACGCCATCATTATCTCCACCAGCAGCAACACCTTCATTGTCAATATCTATAACACCTTCATTATCAATATCTAGAACACCTTCATTATCTCCGCCAGCAGCAACGCCGTCATTGTCAATATCTAGAACGCCATCGCTGTCAATATCTAGAACACCATCCAAAACACCATCAATGACGCCAAGTAGAACACCATCACTATCAATATCGGTTACGCCATCCATAAGTCTTATTGTATCACCAAGTAGAACACCAACGCCAACAAGAACACCAACGCCATCAACAGCATATATGACATGGTTTGTAAGTGTTAACACTTTAGCCACGATACTTCTTGCTTGTGGAGATGCTCGTGATGGTACCAAGTATAGTGCTGTTGGTAGAACGCCAGCTAATCTAACTACGCTTTATAACGATACGGGATTAACAAGTGTATATATTGCCGGTGGCACTCATCCAGGTTATATATCATTTACTCTTAGCAGCGGTGGAGATTTTTATTATGGAAATCAGAACAGCAGTGGAACAATATCAGGTAACGGGCTTTGTTAAAAAATAATAGGTATAAATTAATTGATTATCTTGCTTTATTTCTGTATTATTATGCAATGAAAATACTTTTAGTACAGAAGTTCTCAATTATTGAACCACTCGGTTTGATGGTAATTGGTAAAGCAATGATGGATAAAGGATATGATGTGGATTATTATCTATATAGTGGTAATCACATACCAGTTTCTCTTTTTCAACACAGAAAATATGATTTATTTGGATTTAGTACATACACAGGCAATCATCTTGAAGTATACGAAGCTTGTAAAAAATTAAAAGATTATAAAATAAAAACGGCAATCGGCGGGCCGCACGCATCGTTTTTTTATGGTGAATGTAAACAATATGCCGACTATGTGTTTCGAGGAGAGAGTGTTTTATCGTTTCCAAATATGGACGACACAAAAGTATATCCAATGGTTGATCCGGATTTACTATTACCTGATAGAGAAAGATTTTATAATCAATCACCCATACATAAAAATAATCGAATAAAAAACATGATGACGTCTTTTGGTTGTCCATTCAGTTGTACATACTGTTATAATTCCCTTTATAAAGAGATATATCCCGATGGTAAGATACGATTAAGAACGGTTGATTCGGTAATTGAGGAAGCAAATTCATTGGATGCCGAATTAATATATTTCCAAGATGATTTTTTTGGATATAATAAGAAATGGTTAAAAGAATTTAACGAAAAATGGGGTAAAAGACCATATCATGCTCAAATGAGAATTGAAACTCTTGACGACGAGAAGATTGATCTATTAGTTGAGAGTGGATGTATCGGAGCAACTATTGCAATCGAAACGTTCAGTGAGGAATATAGAGAAACAGTTCTTAAAAGAAAAATGAGTAATAGAAAAATAATTGATAATTGTAAAAAATTATTAAATTCAGGTATAAAATTAAGAACAGAACAGATGTTGGGACTTCCAAACACAACATTTGAAGATGAGTTGAATTTATTAAAAATGAATTGTGAGATAAATCCAACAATTGCATGGACAAGTATATTTCAGCCATATCGTGGTACTGAATTGGGTGAATATTGTGTTAATAACAATCTTTATGAAGGAAATAATGAAGATGTTGACGAATCATTTTTTAATACCACAGTATTAAAATTTCCAACAGAACGAAAAAAACAAATAGAAAAATTACAAAAAATATTTGCGTTATGTACACATATTCCAAATGGATGGGAATATGCTGAACAAATAATAAAATATGATAACGATAATTTAAAAGAACATCTTTATTCTATATTATATAGAACATAATATATGAAAATATTAGCACACACATCATTTATTGGAACAACAGGATATGCTAACCATGCAAGATCATTCTTTTGCTCATTAAACAAATATCACACTGTTAAAGTACGAAATTTAACAATTGGTGATGGATGGCACGGAATGAATAAAACGCCGCACAATGATGAACCATATATTACAAAAGAAATGAAGGATATGTTAATTCTTCAAACATTATTTAATAACGATAAGACAAGAACAGATTATCCAATATATGGATATAAGGGTGATTTTAAACCAGATGTTCATATCATTTTAAATGATATGGATAATTATTATTTTTATGAAAATTACGATGGGTATAAAATAGGGTTTTGCGTTTATGAATCAACGAGATATCCTGAGAATTTTTTTCAGCGTTTATTATATTTCGATGAAATGTGGGTGCCAACACAATGGCAATTTGATTCCCTGGCTGACCAAGGATATCCCAGAGAAAAAATTCACATTGTAACAGAAGGTGTGGATATTGAAACTTTTAAGCCAATAGATGTTATTCCAAAAAAAGATAAATTTAGGTTTTTATATTTTGGTAGATGGGATTATAGGAAATCCACAACGGAAGTTCTTAGAACGTTCGGAGAAACATTTAAATATAATCCAAATGTTGAATTAATTGCATCAGTTGAAAATCCCTATCCTTATGATGACACCAGATCTACAGAAGATAGAATGAACAAATTTAATATTCATTATGATAATATAAAATATATTAAATTTACTCCAAGAGAAGAATATGTCAAATATCTACAAGAAGGTGATGTTTTTGTTTCATGCGCTCGAAGTGAAGGATGGAACTTACCATTAATCGAAGCCATGGCATGTGGTACGCCATCAATATATTCAAATTGGGGCGGACAACTTCAATTTGCTAGAAATAAGGGTCTTCCGGTTAAAATCTCTCACATTAGAAGTGCCAACATCGGTGATAAAGAGGTCGGTGGAGAATATTGTGAGCCCGATTTTATTGATCTATCCAAACAAATGAAAGATATATATGAAAATTATGATGATTGTAAAAAAATTGCAGTAGAAGAATCAAAATTAATTCATAAAGAATTCAATTGGGATAAAGTAGCGAGAGATGCAAGTAATATATTAGAAAAAAAAGATAGAGAATTTGTGTTTGTTACATGTGGGGATTTATCATATATGCCAACAATTCAAAAATTAGTCGAATCTATAAACGAATTTTCCAAAAATAAAGTTTTAGTATATGGCATAGATTGCGAGGTTCCATTTGAGTCACCAAATATGATTAAACAAACATTAAATACGCCTAAACACTCTAAATATGATAAATGGTACTGGAAGCACTATGCTTGCCTAGCGTCGTTAAATGAGAACCATGAACGTTTTATATGGATTGATGGAGATGCCATTGTAAATTATAATATTGATACTATTGGGAAATATTTTCCACAGATTGAAAACTATCCATTATCTGATATTCATATTCCAGAAGAATTTTCTGGATATTATACAGATGAAAACGGTAATAATCAGATCCAACTATTTAATGAAAATCTATGTAAATTGTGGAACATAAACATTTCAAAGCCATATATGCATGTTTGTATGTTCACTTATAATAAAGAATGTAGATGGTGGTTTAACGAAATAGTCAAGGAATACTTGACAGTTGATTTAAGGTTATATGAAACATATTTCTTATGGAATGATGAGAGTATTTGTAATGGATTAAGATGGAAATATGGGTTTAAAAAACATTTACCATTATCTAATTTTGACACATCAGGATATGATGGGGACGACGGATTTACTAAAGGAGTTATAAATCAATTTTATAAATTCTGGAACATTCAAGGTCCTTATAATTTCAATAAAGTTTATGGATACCAATATATTCCCGAAGATAAAAATCAAATATTATATTTTCATGGTAATAAGGATATTGAGATTTCAGATAAAATGATTGAATTTATTAAATTCAAAAGAGATAATAGTTTTTATCAATCTGAATATTTTTACACCGATCTATATAAACTCACAAATCTAGGAGAAATAAAAGATCTTGAAGGTGGTACAATGTCTGTTGCTTCAACATATGACTGGGAGCATGCGGTTTATCATGAGGTATATAATTTAAAAGATTATTATCTCAATCGAGAAAAAAGAATTCATAATGGCGATATTGTAATTGATTTAGGAGCTAATATTGGAGTATTTACCAGATGGGCATATAAAGAAGGAGCAGCTAAAGTAATAGCATTCGAACCCGATAAAAGATATTTTGAATTACTCAAATTAAATTCAGATCCCCGTTCAATATTGTTTAATGCCGCAATGAGTGATTCAATGGGGATAACCACGTTATACGAAAGTGACCATCTTGGGGGATCAAACATTTTAGGAATACCAGGATGTTTAAAAAGTTATATTGTTAGAATATATACAATGGATTATCTTTTTGAATCGGGGCTAATCGACAAAATTGATTTTTTAAAAATTGACATTGAAGGAGCAGAACATCAGGTCTTCAGGGGAATTTCTGATGATAATCTAAAGAAAATAAAATCAATAGGAATGGAATATCACAATTGGGGCGGCCCCGGGTATACTGAAGAAGAAAGAACAAACCTTATTAAAAGATTAAACGGATTAGGATTCAATTCTCATCTTCTATTTTTGGGAACAAATCAAGTATTACAAATGTTATATTTTTGGAAATGAAAAACGGAATATTAGACACGTTAGCAAAAAAATATGGAACGGATAAATCATCTGATATCCATGATTATTGTGGAAAATATGAAAAATATTTACCATTTGAAAGAGATCAAAGTCTAAAAATAATGGAAATAGGTGTGCTTGAAGGTGGATCTCTTAAAACATGGCAAGACTATTTTTTGAATTCTCAAATAGTCGGAATTGATATTAATCCTTATTGTAAAGCGTATGAAGAAAATAGAATTAGAATTGAAATTGGTTCGCAAACAGATAAAGAGTTTTTACTAGAGCTATCTTTAATGTATGGAACATTTGATATGATTATAGATGACGGATCACATCAAAGTAATGATGTAATATATAGTTTTGAACAGTTGTTCAAGATGGTTAAATCGGGCGGCATATATATTATTGAAGATACGCATACGTCATATTATCCCGAATATGGAGGAGGAAGGTATAAAAAAGGATCAACAATTGAATATTTTAAGGGTATAATAGATGAAATAAATTTTTTTGGCGAAGTACTTGAAGTAGTAAATTCTGGAGGTAAAATCGAGAATTTTGTATTTCGAAAAGATCAACCCCTTATTGATCAATTTATGAGAAAAGGATACAGTTATATTGGAACGCAAATAGAGTCAATGAATTTTTTAAATAGTATAATTATAATCACAAAAAGATAATGGCGCGCTTTAACGAGGATATTTTTGTAATAGATTCATGGCCAGATAATGAGTCAAAAGAACGAGATTTAATTAACTTAATTAATAGGCTTAAAATATATGAGATACCAATTTTACTAACTGGTCACTATCCAATTAACTCTGATATACAAAAAATGGTAGATTATTATCTATATGATAAAAGCAATCCATTATTAACCATAGATGAATTTCAGGATTTTGGTGTTAATAGCGTTAGATGGACAGATATGGGAAGTTTTCGTGTTGAAAATCATCGAGAATATCATCATGACTATGCTATTTGGGAAACAATGAGAAACTCATTTAACTTCTGTAAATTCCTCGGCAAAAAATATATTCATTTTTTGGAATATGATAATTTGCCACATCCCATACAATATCGTCAGACATTTTTAGAAAGAATTAGAGACGCTGATGTCGTTCTTTATGAATATAATAAAGGATCTATATCAGAAGAAAATCCATATTGCTCGACATATATTTTTTCTATAAAAACCGATGTTGCTGTCAATGTCATAGATCAAATAAAAACTAAAGATGATTTTTTCCGCAACAAACCCGATAAATGGCAACTAGAAAAGAATTTTTTAAATTCGATTATAAAAGTCAGAGGAATGATATTCATTTGTAAATATATTCCAAATTACCACGAATTAAACACACAAGCTGTATGGAATAGAGATGGAATGTATAGAAACGGAACAAATCTTCAGATTTATTTAGCCATCGATGACATGGGTGATTTATATTTACATACCATTTCAGAAAAAGAACAATTAATAGAAGTAGTGTATAAAGATTATATAAAATTTCATAGTCTTTTAAAAAACAGGTATCAGACATTTAATATGGGTAAATACCAACAAGGAGAAAGAGTTGTGATATATTATCAGGGTATAGAGATATTATCCGAAAATCTGGAAAAAACCATGGAGGAATTCAGAATTCTAAATAAAATAGTAAAAAAAACAAATATAATAGAAGAACCGCCAAAAATCAATATTAATTTTGTTGACGGCCCATTTGTAGAAATTTTAGGAAATCAAAATAAATTATATCACATACAATTCATTAATCAAAAAACTAATCTCACTGAATTTGAATTAGATTTAAGAACAAATCATTGGGCTAAATGTTCTAAAAAATATTATATTGATTGGTTAATAAAAATAAAGGGAATTAATAATGATTTCTATTTAGAAAAATTAATGGATTTAAAAGATAAAAGAGTTTTAATTAGCATTGAATCAAAGTCAATTGGAGACACATTATCATGGTTCCATCAATGTGAATTATTTAGAATAAAGCACAAATGCGCCATTATTTGTTCAACATTTCACAATAATTTATTTAAAGACCAATATTCGGAGATTGAATTTGTTCCGCCCGGCACAACAGTAAATAACATCAATGCTCTTTACAGAGTCGGCGTCTTTTTTAAAAACGGAGATATTGATTATAGTAAACATCCATCAGATCCAAAAAAAGAGCCGTTAATAAAGATAGCATCAGATATATTAGGATTGGATTATGTTGAAGCAAGACCGTTATTACCTATACTTACAACTAAGAAGAAAAAACAAGTTTCTATAGGGACCATTTCGACGGCACAATGCAAATTTTGGAATCGCCCAAATGGATGGGAAGAAGTTGTAAACTATTTGAAAGAAAGAGGGTATGATGTTTTATTGTTATCAAGTGAAGAAGATGGTTATATGGGTAATAAAAATCCTGGCGGGGTTATAAAAATAAACCCAACGACTCTCGGAAAAGTTGCTAATATTATTCAAGAATCTGAGTTGTTTATTGGTATTAGTAGTGGATTGAGTTGGTTGTCATGGGCAACAGGAACTCCCACAATAATTATTTCGGGATTTACTGATGATTATATTGAACCACAGGAAGGTATAATAAGAATAATAAACAAAAAAGTTTGTCATGGCTGCTGGGGAAAATACAATTTCAATCCCGGCGATTGGCAATGGTGTCCGGTTCATAAAGGAACTGATAGGGAATTTGAATGCACTAAAGAAATTTCATCTGAAGAAGTAATTTATAATATTAATTTACTTTTAGAATTATAATTTTAGGTAATTGAACCGACAAACTTATTATTGATATAACAAAAGAAAAAGATAGAAAATGAATGAGTATATAAGATTATGTCCTTCTTGTGGAAAAGAAATAAAATATAAAAATAAAAGCCATCGTATTAGAGCAGATATAAAAAATTCAATATGTCAGGAATGTCAACAAAGAAAATACCAATCAATTGAAAAATTTATAAGGAATTGTCCTATTTGTGGTAAAGAAATAAAACATAAGAAAAAAATATCTTATGAACGAAGTATTAAAAAAAATCAATCTTGTTTATTTTGTTATTCTAAAATAGGAGAATATGAAAATAAAATAAATATAAGAAATTGCCCCACATGCGATAAAAAAATAATCTATTCTAACAAATATAAATGTAATTATGCTAATTTAAAAAAATCAGAATGTCGCTCTTGTTCAAAATCAGGAGAAAAAGCTCCGTTATATGGAAGAATAGGTGAAAAAAACCATAACTTTGGTAAAAAATTGACAGATGAAAGAAAAAAATTAATTTCATTTTCTAATCGTGGTGAAAAAAACCATAACTTTGGAAAAACGCCCCATAATTTTGGCGTTCCTATGACACTTGAACAAAAATTAAAAATTTCAGAGACAAAAAAAAGTAAACCAAATCCAAGAATAGGAATTCCTCTTTCTGATGAATGTAAACAAAAACTGAGATTATCAAAAATAGAACGTTTAAAAAAATGTTATGGGCAATTATCTCCTTTTTATAATCCAAAAGCATGTCAATATTTTAATAATTTAATGGAAGAAACAAACACATATATACAACATGCCGAAAATGGCGGTGAATTTTATATTCGTGAATTGGGATATTGGGTTGATGGTTATAATAAAAAAAACAATATAATTTATGAATTTGATGAAAAACATCATTTCGACGTATTTGATAACTTAAAGAATAAGGATATACGACGGCAAAAAGAAATTGAAGAATTTTTAAATTGTAAATTTATTAGAATAAAATATAACGAAATATAAAATTTATTGATGTGTTAATATCTCGTTTAACTTCTCCACAATTTTATTCACGTCTTGTGGGGGGACTATTGGTGATGGTGCTGGAATAGATTTCACTTCTCCATTTTCTACTATTATAACTCTTGCTGGCTGTTGAGCCGGAGATACTATTGTTTTTTTCTTACATCCGCATGGACTCATTTTAATTTTTCTTATAAATATTTTGGTTTTTAATTTATTTTAATGTATCTTTAATCAAAAGTAATTAATTTAACCCCAAAAGTAAAGTAAATGGATAAAGATTTCATACCAGTAAGAAGTGTTTATAACAGTAATTATGAGGTCATCAAGAACATAATGTCTTTATATGAGATTGATCAATTTGATCTTGACTGTACATATTCAAGAGGATTATTTTGGAAAAATCTACCAGAGCCTAAAATAAAGACAGATTTGGTTCCAGTAACCGAAGATACAATACGGGCCGATTCTGAGCATTTGCCATTTGAAAACGAATCAATGAAAAATATAATGTATGATCCGCCGTTCACAATTTCGGGGAAATCATATAAAGAAAATAAAGATGGTAGTTCTGTAACCGCTAAAAGATTTCAAGGATATACCACATATGATAAATTAACAACCAATTATTATAACACATTGATTGAACTTTATCGAATTTGTCAAAAAAATGGGCTTGTAGTGATGAAGCTGATGGATACCGTGAGTGGCGGCAAGAACCATTTTACGCATGTAATGGTTATGAATATGGCAATGAAAATCGGGTTTTATCCAAGAGATTTATTTGTTTTAGTTGCAAAAATGAGAATTAATAGTTTTGGCGGAAAATGGAACAAACAAGAACATGCACGCAAACATCATTGCTACTATTGGATCTTTGAAAAAACAACGCCAAGAGTAAAATATTTGTTCTAAAGGGATGGCCTTACCGGATTTTGAGGTGCTCCAAGGTACATATTAACTCGGTCGCCTACTTTCCAATCGCTGGCAGTACCTGCGGGGAATTCTAAGACATGATCAGCCATTCCTGTATATCTGGGTAGGGTCATTTGATGACTGTCAGGAACGGGACAATTACGATGAATTTGACTTAAAATTTATCGGATTACCTGGATGAAATTTTGTCCATCATGTAGATATTTATTTATATGGATATACAATTAAAAAAATGTTCGACTTGTAAAATTGAGCAATCACTCGATCAATTTCATAAATATAAAGGTTCAAAGGATGGATTAACACATCGATGTAAATCTTGTGTTAGTAGAAGAAAGAATTTACCTACTGACAGTAAAATATGTACATTATGCGGTAATAAAAAATCTTTGAGTGAATTCGGCAAAAGAAAAATGGGCAAACTTAAAAGATCGTCAATGTGTAAAGAATGCATTAACGCCAAGACAAAAAAATACCGAAAAAATAATATAATGAGGATCAGAAAAGTTAAAAATAAATGGAGAAACGAAAGGCGTAAAAATGATCCAATATACAAACTCGAATGTAATATGCGATGTAGGATTTATGATTTTTTAAATGGTAGATATATGAAGAAAAATAATACAACATTTAACATAATTGGATGTTCGCCTAAAGAATTAAAACAATATCTTGAAAATAAATTTACAGATGGAATGTGTTGGGAAAATTATGGATACGATGGTTGGCATGTCGATCATATAATTCCTTTAGATTTTGCAAAAACCGAGAATGAAATTTATCAACTTTGTCATTTTACCAACCTACAGCCACTATGGAAACAAGATAATTTTGATAAAGGATATAAGATTATTTAACGGGGTTCTGTGGCGCTCCAAGATACATCTTAACACGATCGCCTATCTTCCAATCCGAAGCTGTTCCAGCGGGAAATTCAATCACATGGTCTCCTATTCCTGTGTATCTTGGAAAAGTCATTCGATGAGGATCTTCAATAGGACAATTTTTATGAATCATACTAATCCGATTATTTAAAACAAAAATAATATCGAGATTTACCAAACATCCTTTCATCCAAAACGAATGATGTCCTTTTCCCACTTTAAATACCATACACCCTTCAAGTCTATCTCTCCCCATCATACCTCTGGCAAGTTCTTCGGGCTTTGATAGATATTCTGCTGGAAATTGTTTATTATTTACTATAACCATATATATAAATATTTGGTAATGTAAATAATTTTTCTTATATTTAAAAGTATGAAATCAATATTTGGTGGTTTATTAGAATTTGATAGTCAATTTAATTTGACCAATTTCGCAGAAGCGTTGGATATTAAGACATCCATAAAAATATTAGAAAATGCGGCAGAATATGGTATGAAGAATGGGCTTTACTCATTAGAAGAAGCATATTGTTTATATATGTGTTTACAAAAACTAAAAGTGATGGAAGTTGTTGAGAAATCAATATGAATTCACCAATCAAATACTATGGCGGAAAAGGAACCATGTTCAACAGTATAATTGAATATTTTCCAAAAAAAGAAGAGTATAATACATATATTGAGCCCTTTGGAGGATCATATAGTATAGGGTTAAAAAAAGATCCCGTGGAGATTGAAATATACAATGATATGGAACAAAATGTTTATTCACTGTATAAGGTATTATCTGATCCCGATATGTATCGTGTTTTTAAAGAAAGATGTGATCTTGCGTTATATTCCGAAGATCTTCGGTCCGAATTTAAAGAGAGTCTGAAACGCGATGATCTTCCGATACTTGAACGAGCATTTTGTTTTTTCTATGTGAATAGAACATCACATAATGGCGTAGGAGGATTCTCTAGGAACACATATATAAGAAGAGGTATGAGTAAATCTATTTCGGACTTTCTATCTTCAATCGATAGATTGGATGCATTACACGATAGGCTCTCTAGAGTTATTGTAACTAATACCGATGGAATGGAATTGATTAGAAAATATAACGCCCCAAATGTGTTTTTTTATTGCGATCCGCCATATGAACAATCAACGAGAACCACCACCAGATATAAAGTAGATATGGATAGAAATGGCCATATTGATTTTTTGAACACCGTCATGGAAAGTAAGGCCAAAATCCTAATTAGTGGATATGATTGTGAATTATATGATATTCTGAGTGAAAACGGATTTAAGAAAGTTAGTTTTGAAGTAAAAACAATCGACGGAAATTTTAAACCAAAAACAAAGAGGGAATATTTATATTATAACTATGCTTAAATTATTGGATATAATATATGAAGGAGCTTACGATGCTCAAGGTGTCGGTGATAAAGCATATGAAAAATTTCACATTCCCACGGATAAGGCAAATTTAAAAGCCATGGCGGAATTACAAAGACAAGAAAATGGTAAACCCGTCGCTAGGGTTGGGAAAGATGGTACTTACATATTTTTGAATCCCCGAAGTTTGAGATATTTTGATCGGAATGTAAGAGCTGTTGCTGATAATCATGGTAATATATATGTTGCCCAAAAAGATGGCGATTTCATACATTTTAATATTGCAAAAGCCGTGGGGATTGCTCCGTCTGATCCATATGATCGAAGAAATAACTTTCTAAGTTTAATAAGAACAAGAAATAATAATTATTTTATTGATACATCAACTGATTTAGATGATGATGATCACGCAGACGCGATCAGGGCTCTTCGTATGAAGCACATAAATTTTAAAATAGTTTCACGATATTAAATTATGTCATTAAAGTTAATGGATATTATAACTGAAGATCACAAACATGAATATGGTTGTGTTATATTGTTT